AACATAAAGTTGTTTGCACCTTGAGTGATTAAACATCTTTCAGTTAAGAAATGTAGTTGCATTGCATCTAACGCAGATGTAGCAGCACCAACAGAACCAGTAACCCAAGTTTTCATTTTTCGGTCATCAGTTTGTGAAGCTCTATATCTAACGTGTAAGAAAGGTCTTTTCATGCTTGCTCCAACAGTTTGATCATAAACTGAAGAAGTACCAGCAGGAATCATGACACCTCTAATAGCAGCAGATCCAGCAACATCGTTAATACCACCTCTTGTAGCTTTATCGTTTAAGTATCTGAAATCAGACTTGTAGAAGTCATAAGAACCTCTACGGAATCCAGTGAAACCTAAATTTAATGCCATGTCTTCAGAGTTGTTAAATACACCGTAAGATGTACCACCAGCTCCGTAAGAGTTCATTGAAGCTAGCATATCATCAATAGCTAAACTAGTAGCTCTATTAACAAACATCATATACTCTTCAATAGCACCTTGCTTATCAAACTCAGCTAAAATAGCATCGAACTCAGCTAAATCAGTAGCAGCGTTAACACCAGTAACACCAGAAGTAACATTACCTCTGTCAGTTATAGCATCAAACAAACCTTGTGTACCAACACCAGCATCAGCACTAGCTCCTAAACTAGTATCAACAACAGTAGAGTTGGAACCTCTAACGCTTTCTAACATTGCCATTTCAATATAATCAGTAAACCTAGCTCTTGTATCAGCTTCAGCTTTTAAATACCATAAGTAACCTGATTGACCAGCTTCTGTAGAAACTTCTACCCAACCAATTCTAGACGCATCAGAACCTGATACCTCGTAGTAATCTTTCATTATAATTGGTTTGTTAGTAAAAGTTTTGAAAGCTGGCTCGTTAGCTGGAGTACGTGAATCAGCAGCAGCAAAGTTACCATCATTGTAAGCTTTACCTTTCGCGTATTCAGAACCTACAACTAATATAGTTGAAGCTCCAGTTCCAGTAGCGTGACCAGTTAAATCAGCTTTGTCAAATGGTTCAACTTGAATAACAGCTGTATCAGAATCTACAACTAAACAAGGAGTAACTATACCAGCACTTGCAATAAGTACGATATCGTTAGTTCTAACACCGTGATCAGCAGCAGTTATTGAATTTCCATCAATATCAGCTGTTACAGTAAACGTACCGTTAGTAGAACCAGCCGTAATAACTGTACCTTTATATGATAAGTGTAATCTACCTTGTTCTGACCAAACTACTTGATCAGCAGTCATAGCTTCTTCAGCACTAACCTGTGCTAAGAAACCTGAAATTGTTCTTGGACCGAAAACTTCAGCCTCTTTTTCCATTAAATCTGGAACATATTGTTGACCCCAACCTGCGTTTGACGCAGATGAAAGATCTAAATAATTTGTAGATAGTGTTTGCTTCAGTGGAGCAGGTACACTATTCAAATTACTTCCTGCAGTAATTGCCATAATTTTGTAATTTTAAATTGTTATTTATTGTTTTTAATTTTGAACTTAAAATCAGAAGAATTATTACCTAAAACTTTTACTTTCATACCTCCAACATTAACTTCACCATGAGCTTGTCTTGGATTCATATTAATGTTTTTAGCTTTAGCAACGCTTGACTTTATAGCATCAGCTTTACCTTGTTCGTAAAAGTGTTTTGCAACAGCATCAGCGTTCATAGCTGTATATAAAGCTTTATGATAACCTTTTGCATCTGTTAAAGCAGAATTTTTATCGACAAACTTTGCCATAAAATTATTTATATTGCTTTGTTTTTGCTTTGTACTATCAATATCTTTAACATTAAATCTAAACTTTTTATCACCAACATTATATTCAAAACCCTTGAATTTGTCGTTAAATAAATTATTAGTTTTTTGCTCAAATAATCTAGTATTGTTATCAATCACTTTTTTATTTTCTTCTGATTGCTTATTGTATCTATTAAAAAAATTAACAGCTTTTTGTTGTTCTGGGGTCAACTTTGACCCAGCTTTAATTTCTTCATAGTATTTGGACTTTTGCCCGTCCAGGTGGCTTCTAGCGCTGGCAACTTGCTCTTTAAACGCTAGTTTTTTTCTTCGTATATCTCTATCATTATCTTCTTCTTCGTCTACTTTAAAAGTATCTTCCATTAAGAAGTTTATTTCATCGTTAGTTAAATGAGGTTTTGTTTGTTTATAATATTCAAACACAACATCATTGTCATCTAGCTTGCTGTAATCTTGATTAAGTTTTACGTAATCATTTATATCACCACCAGTTTCTTCTATAAAGTCAACTAACTTTTGAATGTTTTCTGGTAGTGGTTTACCAGTAGCTTCTGCTTTAGCAACAGCCTCTTCAACTTTTTCTTCTACTTTAGCAACTTCTTCTTCAGTTGAATCTTCAGTTATTTCTTCTAGTACTACTTCTTCTTTTTTCTCTTCACCTTGTTCGGTAGACTCTTCAGGTTTTTCTTTGTTTTCTTCACGAACTTCTTCGCTAGTTTCGGATCTGTCGCGAACAGGTACCTCATCTGTGCTTTGCTTCTCAGTGGCATCTTCTTCTTTTTTTACTGGTTTATCTAAATTTACTTTTATAATGTTATCATCTTGCTTTGGCTCTTCAACCTTAACTTTAGTAACGTTTTCTTGTGTAGTTTCTTCAACTACGTTTTCATTTTTTTCTTCCATAATATAATATAATAATAATTAATAAATTTATTTAGGATTAAAAGCTCCTAAATCAAAGCTACCACTTAGTATATCATTACCTGAAGACTCAAAGTTTTTAGGTGGTTTACCTGATTTTCTTTGATCTATCATTTCACTTTGTTGTGTAGCTTGTATTTTTGTTCTTTCGTCTTTACGATCTTCTTTTTCTTTTTCTCTTTGTTTTAAGTTACTTGTTTCAGCACCTTTAATAGCCATGTTATATTGAAACTCTAGTTGCATTAGTTGTTTTTTAGCATCTATTTCTAACTGCATTTTTTGAGCATCAAGTTGAGCTTTTGTTTGCTCTAACTGTATTTTAGACTGCACTAATGCTTGCTCTTTTTGTACTTCTATTTGGGCAGAAGCTTGTGCTGCTTTTGCGTTAGATTCACTTTGAGCTTGTATATTTTCTAGTTGCATCTGTCTATCACGCTCTTGTTTTTTCTTTCTACGTATTTTTAAAACTTGATTAGCTAGTTTTAAATTTTTAATTTCACGTATATCAATAGCATCTTCAAGATCTATACTTTTTTGTTGTATAGCCATTTGAATATTATTTTCAAGTTTTGCTTTTTCTTCTTCATCTGGCTGTAACTCTATAAATATACCAAAGTCGTATAAGTGCAAGCTAGACATTTCTTCTAGTGTAGCTACATTATGACTACCTAACATTTCTATAAAAGCTTCTTTTGTTGGTGAATATTCTATAATATCAGATATTCTAAGTGATAATAGCTCTGCAACTTCAGCTGTTAAAAATAAACCACTCTGTAGTATATGTCTTGTTGCAGTGTTACTATTAGCAGCAGCTAGTTTTTGTACACCTACTAAAGCGTTTTTATCTGGCATACTACCATCTCTAGCTTCATTAAGCCCAGTGGCATCTCTAATCATTTGCAGATAATAGTTGTAGTTAGCAATAAGAGCTTGCATTTTGTTACCACCACTACCGCTAGTTATTTCTTTAATAGGTACTTTACCAGGGTTTATATCACCATCTTGCGTAAATGATCTACCAATAACACTACCTGTTTGGAAGAACATGTTTAAAGCTTCTTGTGGGTTGTAGTTTGTGCCATTACCTAAATCTATTTCAGCTAAACCATCAGCATCTAAATAAACACCATCAGGTATCATACGAGACATAACTTGTTGTAGTTTTAAATGAGTAAGCTGTATCATATCAGCAAATCCAGTTACACGTTTTACTACTGAATCAATACGACTATTATACATGCGTGGTGCTACTATAGCGTAATTCATTTTTACTTTTGTAAAGTTACTTTTTGGTCGCATCATGTTTTTAGATATCTCCCATTTAAGTAATTTTTCTGTACCTAGTATCATTGCTCCTTCATATAACACTTCTATAGATCTTAGTAACTTGCTAAAACCACCTTCCATATTTTCCGGTGGATTAAACTGATCATCTTTTGGTATTATTTTTTCTGCACCAGTACCTGTTTCTTTTATTTTATACACTTCATTCATGTATGTTTTATAGTTAAAATATAAAACTTGTATTGTGTTGTTGTCTTTTTTATTATAACTATAATTGTTGTTTCCTGCAGTTTTATAGTAAGATTTGTTTTTAACTATATCTTCTAGTTCTTCTTGTTCTAAAAAAGGAAACTGTTTAGCTAGTTCATTTATAGGTATGTCTTTAACTTCACCAACATAATATATATCGTCAAAATATGGAGAATCAGTATGAGAATAAACTAGATTAGCTGGATCAACGTATTTTATAGTTACACCTTCCGATGTATTAAAATCAGTTTTAACCGCACCAATACCTAATACAGCTAAATCATAATAAAATCTTTTTTGTATTAAATCGTAATTATTACCTTCGAACAAAGTTGTTATAGCTTGTTCTTCTGCTAGCTCTATAGCTTGCTTGTAATTAAGTTGCATGTGCACCTGAAGCTCTTCTGTAGATTCTGGCAAAGCTATATCTGTTGAAGTTTTTCTAGTATTAATACCAAATTTTTCAGCTGTTAATTTATCAAATTCTTTAAGCTTCATGTCTGACAATAAAGACTCCATATAATTAGTTCTTTTTTCAACACCATTAGGCGATTGAGAATAAGCTTTTACATCATACATTCTTTGAGTCATACCATTTACTAGTATATCTACAAACTTAGGTATTATAGGTACTGGCGTCCAGTCTAAATTTAAATAAGATAAATCACCATTAATAGATAACTCATCTTTGTATTTTTGTATTGACTGTTCACCTCTAGCATAAAGCCTTAGCGAGTGAAAATCATTATAATTGTTTTTATATCTACTATTATAATTTCCACCATTATCATTAGAAAACCACTCTGATTCTATAGCTTTAGCGACTTTTAAACCGTAATCATAACTTAACTTTTCAGCATCGCTTACTGTTTGATTAGGAAAATAACTACTAGAATATGCCATATTTATTTTATTATTTGTGAATTATTACCAGCGTTTGTATACTTAGCAATATTTATGTTTAGTTTTTGTTTTTCTATTTTAGCGTTAGGCGCGTATAATTGTTTATTGTTTGC